CCTGCTTTATAATTTGCGCGCCGGCGTTCTGCATTGGATCCTGCAGTGTTACAAACTGAGCTACAGTCACTCCATCTTTCGTGATTATAGGGCGCTTGCCCTTTTCCTGTAAAATAACATTGCGGCCTTTTGGCCCCAAAGTCGATGCGACATTGTCCGCTAGGACATTCACACCTTCTAAAATTTTCTGGTTTAATGATGTACCAAAATCATACTTCTTTGTCAATTAACACCTCTAAGTTTATTGTTTATTATTCTTTGGCTGCCATGGCATAGTCTTCCGATGTAACCTCTAGTTTCTCTGTGTGTCGCGATAATTCTCTCGCTCTTTCAGCAGCGCGCTCTCCGGCTAGCATATCACCTTCGATATAATATTGATTGATGGCTTCGGTCAACAAGCCTAAGTTCTTATAAATTGGAATGACCATGCCTTTAAGCCTCTCTGAGTAGAGAGCCAGCGTTTCTTGGATCTGTTTAGGATCTGTAATGATTGTGCCCATTCGCACGCCGCCGCCAGATCTTAAGAATTTTTGCTGAATTACAAACTGAGTTTCCTTAAACCGAGAGGTGTCGGGCTTTCCTGCTGCCGGTGGGCCAATTAATATATTGCCCCAGGCCTCCAAATCTCCGCTAGAAGCTAACTGGTTAAGAGTGTCTATCATTCCTGCAATGTTTTGATCTTTTGTGAGTGCGCTCGGGTCTCGCGTTGCCTCTCCCTTTAAGTAAGCTGCGGTTGCATAGTATGAATGAGGGTGGTCCTCGCTCACCTTTTCTGTGTATTTTAAGGCCGATACTCGGCGCTTACCGAGAATGTTTTTCACTGTGTTCCACGCCGCCGGATCTGCCTGAAACTGTTGCAACGCTTGCTGCAAGGCTTCGGGCCCTAAGTCATCTGCGGCGCCCACAGTAGAGGACAAGCCTTCCCATGCGGCCGATCCTGCCTCGCTAGCTGCGATTGCCAGAATTCCTTCTTTTCGCTGCGGGAGCATTTTAAATCTAAAAGCCTTTTTCATAAAGCCTGCGATGGGCTCAGAGATTTCTTCTGCTGTTATTTCCTGTCCCCACGACGGAGCGATGGAAGCCCAAAATTCTTTGAACTCTTTAAACTGCGATTCGGGGTCAATTTCCTGCTGTTCCTGTAGCGCCTGTGATTGTTGATATTGTTGCATCGACTGTGCGATTTGATCCCATTTAAAAAACTTGGGAGAAATCCAGTAGAAAAAGTCTTCCGGCTTGATGTCAAATTTGTAAAACTCAAGCTTGTGGTCCGTAGTTTTAATGGCGACAACATATTTAATTCCGCCATACTCTATGGCCACCGGTGATCTGCGTAGAAAATCGATAATATTATACAAACTACCCTCGACAGTTGTGCCAGGAGACAACAGTTTGAGGCTGACAGGTACACCACCTTCACCAGTTTCCGGATCTACCATTTCACGATAATCATCAATGGGCAAGGCTCCGCCCTGCTCTCTCTCGGTCATCTGTGTGCCTTGAAGCAAAGCAGCAAGGAACGCCTCAAATAAGAATCCTGAACCCGAAGGCGAAAACTGGGTAATCACGAAAGACAAAATTTTCAAAAAGGTTAAATTTGATAAGATCTCTGATATGCTCGCCGTTTCCGCTACTTGCCCTGTTGTGAAAGTGTTGATATACTCAATTTTGCCAGGAAGGCCCGGGTCTGCTGCAATAACTGCATTCAAGTACTTGCTGAAAGTTTCTCTGGCCTCGTTTTGACTCTTGCTGGTTGAAAGCTCTCCGACTTTCTCGGACATTTCAAACTTTGGAAGATACTTCATGAAATCCGCTGTCGACTGTGTTCCAGCCATGGCCGGGGCCAAGTCTTCGGCCAGAATCGGTATGCCTTCCATCACTTGTTCAACCAGGCGAAACATCTCGTTTATATCAAGTTTCTCAGCAGTCGGCTCAAAATATTCGCTCAATAAATGTTGTAATTCGTTATCCATATTACTAATAATTAGTTCCTTAATCCTTAAGTTCTTCTAAAAGAGTCGGCAGGTCTAGGCCGGCGCAATCGATCTTCTTTCTGGTAAAATTGTAGTGATTACAGAATCCTTTAAACTTGCCAGAAGGACAACTCTTGTGTACCCCTGTTTCAACATGCCCTTCTGAGTTTTTGGGATATTCTAAAGGAATGTCCAGGCCGTTGTGGATGGCAGACCATAGGGCTTGCAAAGCTTTAATTTGTACTGGGTAGAAATCAAGAAACGGATCTAGCGTCTGGCCATGGACCCAACCATGTTCTTGTATCGGACGCTCGCCAAAGCCGTGGCGGACATACCAATCTTGATATTTCGTAGAATATGCGTTGCTTATTTCAACCCCGACACCCTGTTTGTTCCCGCGCAGATCTCCAGCGTGCCAGGCGCCGTGCTGCGTGTCCAGAATCTGGTAGATTGTGCCGTCGTTGTCGATACAAAAATGCACCGAGATGCCGCGGCGGTTAAGCACTTTGACACAGGACTCTGATGATAAACACACATCCCAGTGGTTGACGAACATTGTCGGCTTTCTGTCTTCTTCGCCGGAATAATCATAGTAATTCCCACTTTTAATTTTAAGGCCGTTCGGCTCATCCCAGAGCACAACCTTTGGCCAATCGATTTTAAGAAACTGGCCGTTGTGCACGATATGTTTTTGATCGTCACAACGGTCATTGGTAAGATCATATATGGACGAGGAAGGTTTATAATTTGATATCCCTGCTTCCCGCTCGGTCCAGGCTCGGCGGTATGTCATGGGGCCAACTAGACCATCTGCGGTGATTCCGTTATCCTTCTGCCATAGTTTTACTGCTTTGACCAAGTTCTCATCATTATGTTTTTCGCTGAACCAAGAAGGATCCCATCCTAGTTTAGCTGCGGATGCTTGATTATAAAATGCTTTGTCCACTAAATTACCTCGTCTGCCATGCCATATTCTACCGCCTCTTCGGCAGTTAAATATACATTTACTTTTCTTTCAATTAATTTCTTCAAAAAGCTCTTGGTCATATCGGTTTCTTCCACTAACGCGGTTATATACCGGTCTTGTAACCACCGGACCTCATCCATTTCATTTTCCAAGTTATGAATCGAGCCAATATGGCCGCCGGTGACTCCGTGGACCATTACTCTGCAGTTCTTACCAATCTTGCGGTGGCCTTTGGTCCCGCCGGCAAGTAGTAGGACGCCGGCAGACATTACTTTCCCAAGCGCTACAGTGTGAACTGGACATTTTTGTCTAACGATTCTCATGGCGTCATAAATTGCGAACATGTCGTGTGCCGAGCCTCCTGAAGTCGAAATAATAAATTCTATGGGACTGTTATTTGGAGCCTCACTGTCAATCGTGAGACCGCTTTCCCTTAATAAAAGAAAACCGCCGATGATTTCAGCCATCTTCTCTTCTTCGACATCACCAAAAAGGCCCACTGTCCTTAATTCTTGTTCTACTTGTATTATGGTTGTGCCGGCGGATAGCAAGTCTTGTTCTACTTCTTCGTCTACTGTTTGTTTCTCAGATAATTTCATCAAATCTCCCATTTAATATTATATGTTTTTGTAGCAATTGTTAAGTCCTCTTACTGGGGTTTTTATACAACTCGGTTAAGTGCGTCATGGCGGAGGGCCAATCGCTAAATTTAAGGGACCTCCTATACGCTGTAGGATACATGAGGATCAAACTTTCAATCGAAGTCTTTTTCCAGGTATCGAATACAAATTCTTCCATGTTCGTCTGTATTTTGAACTGATTCTTGATTTCACTCGACATTGCGGGATCATCGATGATTTGCTTTCTTGTCTGCTGTAAAAAGGCCATCGACTCGGCTGTACTGCCGAGGATCCGCAAGCAATCAAATTCTGCTTGTTTTAACGCGCGGAAGCCTTGAACTAAATTTAAAAGGCCGGTGATTAGGCGACAAACGAGATACCCGGATATAAACCATAATGTGTTTTCCACTAGCACCTCAGACAAAAGGAAGGCTGCGTGGAATGCAGCCTTTGTTCCTTACCTATATTATAACACTATTAGCGGCGTTTGTCAAGCAATCTTGCAGCAACTCTGCTTGTTAATCTTTCGAGTGCAGCCTCTTCTAGAGGTAGTGCGGCTGAATTTCCGCCCATGTGAGTCTTAGAGGTCTTGGCTTTGCCGCCTCCAGTGTGTTTCTCACCGGCGCTAGACTGACGGTTATCGTCCTTTTCGAAATCGCGGTTAGAATTGGTGCCCTTGGTGAGCATGTCTTGCCCGCCGTCCATATGCTTGTGACCCTCTTCTTGGACATCTTCGTCCTCTTCATCTTCGTCTTGTTTTTCCATCAACATGCCGGCCACTTGCTTTCTAATATAACTCCGGAGCTTTTGTTCCATCATGGATTCATCTCCCATCTCGCCTGCGTTACCCATATCGCCCATGTCGCCCATTTCTTCTGGGCCGGCCATATCGTCCATACCAGCCAGGTCATCGACGGCCTCTTCGCCGCCGCCATCACCTTCAACGGATACTTCAACACCAGTCTCTTGTTCAATAGCATCTGCAATTGCAGAGACGAGACTTTCGATATCAACGCCTCCTGCTCCGGGGCCTTCTTCTGGGGCGCCCAGATCCATAGGCTCTTCTACTTCTCCAGGCATTGCTGCCATCGGATCGTCTTCCTCTGCAGGCTCCAGATCTGGTGGCATCTGCTCAGAAAGTGTATATGCGGATCCTCGAACGAATGGTTCGGATAGCGGCGTCATATCAGCCAATTTCATGAATCGGCGGATTTGGGTCTCGTTTAAGATTGTTTTCTTGCTCATGTGGTAAAAATCTCCTATTTTGAAAGCAATGTTTTCAGAAATAAATAGTTCATTGAATCGTTAAATGCACATATTTATTTATTTATTAATCTGGCCTTTAATTTTTTTAGTACCCGCTTTTCTATTTGTTGAATTCGAACAAAGGACAAGTGTTCGCGTTCGGCTACCTGGCGTAGTGTCATGCTCCCGTGTTTGACGACTGAGATATTGGCACAATTCAAATCTTCTTCGAAATCGATCCACATTTTGCAATCGGTGTTCGGACAAGAAACTTTCTTATCTTTACATAGTTGCGCACATTGCTTTATCATACTTGTTCCTCTCTTTCTTCTGCTATGATATCAAAAATATCTTCGAGTTCGTCTTTATTAAACCCGAATTTTTTCATGTTTTCTGCTGCTACGGATTCTTCTCTGCTTAACATCTTCTGCCTACTTTTATTTTTGGTAATTTTTCCTCTGGTTGGGTTGAACCACACCATGAAGTTCTCATCGCGTTCATTATACGCTGCAACGACGGCATTAAAAAACATAGTTTGAGTGAGGTTATCTCGGTGAAGCGCAATTTTAAGATCGGCTTTAGCTTTCTCCGCTACTTCAAAGATGACCCTTTCCTTTGGTTCTTGCATTAAGAACCGCGCCTGCTTAATATATGTGTCTCGCTCTCGCTGCGGCCTGCGGTTGTTTGTCTAATGAACTTGGCTTTGGCATGTAGCTCACCTATCGTTCTCGCGCCGGTATAAGAAAACCCAGAGCGGATGCCCAGTGTTATTCTGGCCATAGTGTCCAGTAGGGGGCCTTTGGAGGGGACCACCGTAGATATCCCCTCAACCGACGCGGCCTTGCCTCTCCAGTCCACCTGGGCCTCCTGGCTAGCCATTCCTCGGTAGGTTTTGTAGTTATTCCCATCTTTGCCATATATTATGCTACCGGGTGCTTCGATTGTGCCAGCTAGCATCGATCCGATCATCACAAAATCTGCTCCGGCAGCCAGGGCTTTAACAATGTCGCCGCTATTTTTTATTCCGCCATCGGCGATAATTTGAGCGTTACGATCACTTTGCGCGCAGTCTATAACAGATTGTAGTGTAGGAATTCCATGGCCTGTTTGCAACCTAGTAGAGCATATAGATCCGCCTCCGATACCGACCCGGATCGCGTCTGCGCCCCAGTCGGACAGGGCATTAAACCCTTCGACGGTTGCGATGTTACCCGCAATAATTTTAAGTTCGTCGCCATATTCATCCTTAATAGTCTTAAGGGCGCGCTCCATTAAAATGTGGTGGCCATGGGCGACATCGATACATACGGAGTTTGCACCTAACTGCTTGGCTAATCTAACTCTCATTAAATAATCTTCGGATACTCCGACGGCAACCCCAACATTAAGGTTGGGAGAATTTTCTTTTGCTTTTAAGACTAAGTTCGCCTGATCGGCCGGGGTGTTATATCGGTGGAGGATCGCCATGGCGCCGCAATTATGAATTGCCTCTGCCATTGCGGCGCCGCTTACCGTGTCCATGGGGCTAGCGATCACCGGGACTTCTAGCCAAATATCTCCTATTTTGTTACCAATTATAATCTCACTTCGACTGACAATATCTGAATATTGTGGAGCAAGGAGTACATCGTCATAG